CGGAGTAATTGAAGTTTCTGAGCGTTGCGGTGAGATGCTTCTCAACGGCACTAACGACTGGAAAAAGTATTCGGACGATACCGAGGACGCAGACGATGAGAAAGTTGACGAGCAAGGCTCTAAGGATGGTGAGCAGACCGATACCGAGACCTCAGAGGGCGAGGGAGAGAAGCAGCCAACCGATGAAGAAGTTATTGAGGGTTTGAAGAAACTTTCTCTTGAAGAGTGCGTTGAAACTGCTAAGGCAGCCGAATATCCTGAAAAGGAGTGGGAGAAGTTCGCTAAGAACGAAAAGGCACCTGAGAAACTGATGCGCCAGTATCTTGTTAAGAAGTACAAGGAAAGCATTAAGGAATAATCTGTTTCATAAAATTTAGTAAGTCATTCGTGCGGAAGTCATGGCAAAATTACGTTTGAAAATATCCTACAATAAGAACGATGGTCTCATTATCAGTCCTACTGAAATAAGAGAGACTTATTTGTTCGGCATACCAGTCTGCACCACGGATGGTCGCAAGATTTCTTCTCAGGCTATTATGCAGGCTATTCGTTCAGCTCAAGATAAATTTGAGCGAGTGTTTAGTATAAAATTGCAGAAAGAGGTGATTGAAGAAAGCCGCGATTTTATCCGAGAGGATTTCAATAATTGGGGTTTTGTAAAGGTTACATATCCCATTCGTTACATAGATTGGTTGAAGGGGTATATAAACGAAGCGTGTCAAGTGGACTATCCTCACGAGTGGCTTGTTATAAAGCGCACTGAAGCGGTTGCTCAGTTTAGGAATTTATATCTTATTCCTAATAGTAACAGCGTTCATGGTGCGAAGATGAATCAAAACTCCATTATTTATAACGGAATTTCACCTCACCTTGGTTGGTTTGGTCAAACACGAATACCTAATTACTGGCGTACAAAATATATCACTGGTTGGGATGCAGATGAGATTCCAGCAGACCTTTTTGACGCTATATGTAAATTAGCAACAATAAATGCCTTGCTGATTATAGGTAGTTATCTTTATGGGGTTGGTATTTCTTCGCTTTCAGTTTCTCTTGACGGAGTTTCGCAGAATTTCCCATTAACAAAGGGTGGAAAGTACGGAATGTTCTCAGACCGCATTACGGCTTATAAGGAAGATTTAGACCAGATGTGGCAAGAATTAAAGTATGAGTACGCAGGATTTATTTTTGAGGTAATGTAATCATGAAGAAAGAATCTATCATTACTGAGCATCCAATAGTTGCGCAAACACCGCCATCTTTAGATTTGCCGAGACCATTTTGGGATATCAAAAAGTTTAACGGCTTAATCTATAACATGGGTTACGATGCGTTGCTTCAGCGCGCATTACGTTGTCCTTGTGTAGATAGAGCGAGTGGTCAGGCGTTATCAACGTGTAAAAATTGTAACGGCAGAGGTTGGTTTTTTGTCGATACAAGACAAACACGCATCATTGCTCAGACGATGGAGAACATTCGTCGCAATACCCAGACTGGAGAAATTAACAGAGGTACTGCAAGAATAACAGCGCGTGCTTCTGATAAATTAGGGTTTATGGATAGGGTTATTTTGCTTGACCTGATAGCCTATTATACAGAAATTTTGAACCCTATTGAATATGAAAATGAATTGATAGCCTATCCGATTTATGAGCCGTTGGAGGTTACCAATATATATCTTTATGCTGGTGATGATAAGAAACTTATTCCGTTGGATTCGGATAAATATGAAATACAAGGGAATAAGATTGTTTTCGACCAATCAATCATTGATGAGGTTCCAGTAGAGGATGTTAATCAGAAGTTTCCTGAGATTACAATTTCCATTCGTTATTCTTATCATCCTTGTTATCATATTATTGATTCTAATCGTGAATTAACCAAGGTTCGTGAAAATGGTTGCTCGTTTACAGACGAGAATCTTACAGAAGTTCCTATGCTCTATATTGCGCGTAAGGCTCATTATATTTTCGATGCTGTTAAGTATAATAATGAAGTTTTTGAAAATAGCGTGATAGAGTAATATGGCAGCGATTCCTCCAATAGATATAGATTTATCAGGTCTCAAGTCTCAGTTTTTAGGTCAAATTTCAGACCAACAGATAAATGATTTGACTGAGACTTGCGTACAGCTTGTTACCCAAGCGATTTATTCTAAGTGGGAAGCGTTAGCAAAGCAGGAATTACATTCAACATTACCAGAGTATCTACACAATCTAAATATAGTTGATAAAGGTAGGTTTTCTAAGCAAATTATTTTGACTGGTACTCTACCTGAAATGGTAGAATCTGGTGCTTCTCCTTTTGATTTGAAAGAGGGTTTCAAGCAATCTAAATATGTTAAATATACAGTGCCAGTTTACAACGCAAAAGGCAAAATGGTTAGTCCTGGCGGAGATTGGTATTTAACTATTCCGTTTAGACAAGGCACTCCAGGTATTGTAGGTCAAGCTGGTTTTGCTAACGAAATGCCTCAAGAGATATATGCTATAATGATTCATCGTGCTGCAAATTCACCGCTTACTAAAGGGGATATTCCGCATCCATATGATGTTCCGCGTAGTCGTGCTGCTATATACGATAGCGAGAGTGGAAAAGTTTTGTACGGAGAATACACTCATAAGGCAAGCATTTATGAAGGTTTAGTAAAAAAGTCCGCTGCATACAATAAGGTGATTCAAAATACTTATCATTCATTCCGTAGAGCAGGAGCAAATTCAGACCCATTGTCTTGGATTCATAAGGGGATTAAAGCAAGGGATTTAGCCCATAAGGCTGTTGAGCAAACGGATGTTGAGCAAATAGTTGAAAACGCAACGTTGCAGTTTTTGGACGATATTTTGCCTGATTAAAAAGATAGAAATATGACTGGTATATTGATTCCTGAAATGGTTATTTATCAAACTCTTGAGAACATAACCAAATACATAAGAGACGATTTATCAAGCGTTCAGCCTGATGCTGGGGGTAATTACGATTATTCCCAAACTTTTCTTTATCGTTTGCTTGGTTTAGATGATGACGGCAATCCGATGAAGATGAACCGATATAACTATTTTATTCAGGCTAAAAAGATTTTTGATAATAAAAAGAATCTTTCTGTAAATATCGGTTATAATTTTGAGGTAGCAAAGATTATTTCGTTTCACATTATATTACCATCAGAGCAGCCTGCAACAACGTCTCTTGGAGAGGATGAGGGGTATTACACTGAAGAGGATGAAGAAAGCGGAAAGACGCAATTGAAGTTTTGCCAAATGTTTTCATCTACTTATCAGATAATGATAACATCTGATAATTCAAGCGAGGTTAATTTGGTTTACCATATTTATAAATCGCTTTTTGTTGCTCTGGTTCCTCATTTCTCTTTGAAGGGTTTATTGAATCCTAAGTTTTCGGGTAACGATATAGTGTTTCAAGACGACACTATGCCTATGGGTATATTCCATAAGGTTCTGAACTTTCATTTCGATTATGAATTGATAGTTCCTCAATTGTTGCTTGCTGATGTAATTAAGAATATTGATTTTGTAGGCACTCCAGTAGATACGAGTGAGGAAGATGAGCATCAATTTGACCCAAGCGGAAAGCCTAAGTCATTATATCCTCATCGTGATTTTGAAATTGGTCGCAGTACTTTGTATAGTCAGACTGAGAAAAGCGGTTCATCAAATTCTGGTTCAGCGGATGATATTCCTATTCATCAGGTTGAGCCTTCAGCTGCTGCTGGATTCGTAAAAACCGATAACGATAATACACCAAGCCATAAAGTAGAAGCAGGAAAACCTGGTTTGGATTCAAGCGATATTGAGCAACAGCCTTCAAAGATAATAGAGGCAGGAGGTAACTCATCTTCAGTTAAGGATGTTGACGAAGTTCCCGCTCGCGTTGTAGAGGCTGGAAAGAGCGTTGGAGTGGTAACGGATGGGGAAGATGTACCCGCACGTCACCTTGAGCCTGCAAGTGGTGGTTTTCTTAATTCTAATGCAGATGAGAGACCTAATAAGGTAGTCGAAGCAGGTAAGAGTTCAACCACATCTTCTGAAATAGATGAAAATCCTGCGAAAATCGTAGAAGTAGGAAAGCCTGGTTTATCAAATAGCGAGGTTGATGAAGTTCCATTAAAACAAGTTGAAGCAGGAAAGTCAAACCTAACTGATAAACCTATTGACGAAAGTCCAAGTAAGGTTGTAGAGACAGGAAAGGTTAGCTTGACTAATAAGTCTATTGACGAAGTTCCTTCAAGGCAGGTAGAGGCAGGAAAGAATGAATTTTCAAATAAGTCTGCCGACGAGAATCCAAGTAAACGAGTTGAAAGCGGAAAGAATGTTAATTCCGAAAGTAGCAAAGATGGTATTCCGTCCAAGATAGTGGAGGCAGGCAAGTCTGAAAATACATCTGAGGTAGAATACCAGCCTACTCATAATATCGAAGCAGGTAAGCAATCTAATCCAGTAAACGAGGGTGATTATATTCCTAATCGTCAGTTGGAGGTTGGTAGAAATACTTTGAATACGTCTGAAAGCGAATCATTGCCTAATCATATGGTTGAAAAAGGTATGGATATTACACCATACGATTTCAGTCTTGAAATACCTTTCCATATGGTTGAAAAAGGACGTACCAACATTATTTGGCATGAGCGCGATTATATACCTTATCATGTAATAGAGGGTTTGCTTGGAGAGAATAATACTATTCATGATATAATGGTAGTAGTTACCGATAGTTTATCTGAACCATTAGAAGGCATAATTGTTGAATTGCGTTCTAAGGAAACGAATTATCTTTATTACGCCATTACAGACGAAAGAGGAATTGCGCGTTTTCTAAGAATAGCCAACGAGACCTATACAGTCACTCTTTGTAAGCAAGGGGTTAATATGAACCATTTCTTTAACATAAGGTTCGATGACCCGCAGATGTACTTTGAGTATAGTCTTGTTGATAAGAATATTTGGGATGGTATGTATGCCGATACTCACCCGATTATGTATGTAGATATTTGGGATGGCGGTTATGCTACTCAAACAAAGCAAATTTACGTTAAGGATGATGAGGGCAATCCATTGCCTAATACAGCGGTTGAGATTACAAAGGATTTGTATGATTATGTCGGAGTTTCTAATTCAGATGGTATTGTAACTCTTAATGCGGTAGATGGATATACTTATGACGTATTGCTTGCAAAGTCAGGTGTTCAGCAAAAGAATGTTAGCGATTGGCTATTTGCAGACGATTCTGATATTATTTATCCTCAGGAAGAAAAGACCACTTGGGATGGTATGTATGCCACTACCGATAGAAGATTATATGTGGATATTTACAATGGAGGCAACGCATAAGCAATTATAAGTAAATCAAAAGATGGAATTTTTATTCACTTTAATAAATTAAATTTTTTAGACACAATGGCAACAGTTGTTAATTTTCACGGAAAGAAGTACATCGAGCCTGGTGCATATGCCGTGTCTGTTTACAATCCCACTTCAACGGTCAACGTTGCTCAGTTCGGCAATGTTATGATTATTGATACTGGTTTGTCTAAGACGGCAGATGGCTATGAGTTTTCGGGTGGTTCTGGTGTAAACGGAGAATTGAACCAAGGTCTCAAGTCTGTCTATGAGTTTGATAACTATGAGGATTTTCTTGCCTTTATTGGCGGTGGTCCAATTGGTGACATTGCTCAGAAGATTTTTGAACCGCGTTCAGGTGTCCTTGGCGCACCCAAACTTTATTACACGCGTGCTGCAGCAACTACAGCGGCAAAGATGGCTTTGACCCTTAAAGCAGCAGCAGGCGCAACGCCAGCAATTGTTTTAACTCTTGCTTGTAAGAACGAGGGTATTACTGGTAATGGCGTGGTTGAAGACGGAACGTTGAAACTTGGTTACGCTGCAAAGGTTGTAGCTGGAACTGAAGACCCCAGCAAGTTCAAGTTGCAGATTTATCAGGGTTCGTATATGGGCACCGATGAAGCAGGAGAGCCTTATGGCGCACGCGATTGGGCATCAGCACCTCAGTACCTTATTGCAGAATCCGATGAGTTCTCAAAGATTCAGGAGTTGGTAGATTGGTGTAAGAGTAATCGCACTGTTCTTGCTAACTTTAAGATTTCAACTACTGGTACAATCGGAGAGGATGATTTGCTTACCGCTGTCGCTCAGGTGAACGCTACTGGCGGTACAACTAATTACGATGATGCAACGGCATATGCTAATGTTCTTGAGGCAATCGGAGAATTGGATGTTACATTCTTCTTATGTACCAATAAGAACGTAGCGGAGGCAACTGACCCTGCAACAAACGGCAAACTCTTCACGTTCATCAAGAACACCGCTAAGTTTACCGAATTTATGGTAGTGCCTGGTGGCGTTGGCGATACCGATTTGCTTAACACTCTGACCGTCACTACTGGAACATCTCAGGCTATTGCTAAGTATTACGATTCTGAGCAGGTAGTCGTTGTACATGGTTCTCCAGTCGTAGGACGTAAGGATGGAAACGGCACTAAGGAATTGCCTTCAATCTATCTTGCTGCCACTATTATCGGTATGGCTGCAGGCAGCGCACCTCAGATTCCGTTGACGTTTAAGCGTACTGGTTTTGAAAACTTTAAGTACGACCTCAAGCAGAAAGAGCGCGAAAAGGCACTGCAGGCAGGTATCATGCATGTTCGTAATGTAAACGGCTACTGGGTAGTCAATCAGGGTATTACAACGATGCAGGATAATAAGCAGACCTATGCTAACGATGGTCAGTCTCTTGAACTTTCGATTGCGCTTATTAAGGCTCAGTTGAATAAGGAGTTGATTATTGACGCTTCAGACCGCTTCACTGGTAAGAACGTAGGTACTGTTTCACCAGCAACAGTCAAGAATTTCGTTGAAACGAAACTCCAGAGCCTAACTGTAGTTGGAGACCAGGATAATCTGATTGTTGATTGGAAGAATGTTAAGGTAACTGGTAAAAATACCGATTTCTTCTGCACTTATGATTTTGTTCCTAATGTGCCGTTGAATAAGATATTCTTTACTGGTAATGTACTTGATTTATCTGTTTCTGTTTAACAAGTAAAGGTAAGTGAAATATGGATAAGAAAGTAATGACAGCACCGCTTGCTATTATTCAGATAAATAGCGTGACGGTTGGTAAAATGAAGAACGTGCGTATCACGGAGCAAATCAGACGTGGGCGCGTTAGTGGCCTTGGCCGCTTGAATCCGTCTGAACTGCCTGCACTTGAATGGAGTGGTTCGTTGAGCTGTAGTTCTTATAGCATCAACTTTAATCTGCTTGCAAATAAGAGCAAGAAAGGCACGTTCAGAAATGCTGGCACTGTAGAGGCATGGGCAAACGCTATTCTGCTTCAGGAAGATGGACTTGAAATTTCTATCTTGCGTAAGGTTAAGGATGGCGAGATTGACCCAGACACTGGTTTGGTAAGTTCTAAGTACGAAAATTTCGCAAGCGTCAAAGGTGCTTTTGCTAACCGCGAGGGGTTTGACGTTCAAGAAGGACAGATTAGTGGACGTGATACTGAGTTTGAGTATCTTGACCCTATTCTCTTCAACGGAATCACTGAGTAGTCGTACAATCATCAG